GAAGTACCCGATGTGCCGCCAAATATTCGCAGTTGTGTTGCAGATGTGTTTCCTCCTACTTGTAATCTTGCTCCCGGACTTGCCGTACCTATACCTACGCTTGTACCATTATCAAATATCTGTGAATTACCTATAGCAGTTGATGAAGTGAATTTTGATACATAGTTAGTAGTACCACTTCCTGCAATACTACCACCACCACCACCCACACGCATCCATGTCCTCTTATACTTCACATACAGGGATGAATCAGCCGGTCGAATCAGTATCTGTGAACTATCAGCAGCAACTCCGGCGGCGGTATCCTTAGTAGGAATACCGATACCATTCACATAACGTACTTTGCTACCTGTTTGCTGCCATTGTGCGGAAGCGCCAACAGATAGAAGTATTGCACAGATTGTTAAAAACTTTCTCATATTGTATTTATTGTACTAAAATAATAATTTTCTCACCTGCGAAGAACGGCACACCCGAATCAACGGTTAAAGTACCACTACCCACCGTCCACACTACACCCGTACCCGGCAAACCGCTATAAGCAATAGTTTCAAACGATGTGCCACCACGTGAGCCGTATATCATTGTTTTACCTGCCCCACCCGGTATAGCTATCGAAGTTTCACCACCACCGGCAGTATATTGCAGCACCTGTGTAGTTGTACCCTGTATAACTATCCCCGTTGGCGTTACGGTCGTTCCTGCTAACGAATAAACCCCTGTCCCTTGATAACTCACTTGATAGGTAGCGATGTCCTTATTTGCCCCTGTAATGGTGAAGGATTGCAACCATGCTAAACCCGATACAATAACCAACCCCCCTGCCGTGCCATTGTCAATAACGAATTTCAGCGATACCAACTCCCGATTCAGTTGGCTATTCAGCATAAACAAGTAGGAATAGTCATCTAATACAACAAGTCCATCCGCTTGAATTGACCATGAAGCGACATCGGGCCGGGATTCTCTGAACCAGGCACTACTGATATTAGTTGTTTCCATCGCATCCACCTCTACCGAAAAAGTGCAAGTCCTTGCACACGCAATGAGATTATCGGTCATTGCTATCGAATTGTACCTATAAAGGTTGAGTTTTTGTCCGGTTACTGGTGTCATGAGCAGTCAATTCCAACGGTTAAATTAGATCCACTAATAGTATTTGGAGTTCCAAATCTTGCACAAATATACCCACTTGGCAGCAAAACTACAGGCCCCACATATTCACCTGCGCAGTTCTGATAAGTTCCGGTCCAACTGCCGCCTGAACTATTGGTATATCTTTTACAAGTTGGTGGATTGAAAGCAGGGTCAGCAGGGTCAACCAATGTGTATGAAAGAACGGCATTTCTTACCTGCAAAGCAGTTGCATCAACCGTATTGCTGACAAAGTTAAACTGCGATGCCCCAAAAATGTATCTGTTTGCATTGACCGATAATGAAGAAGATGGATCTTGTATAGCCATCGTATTAATCAAGCCTATAAAGTCGGTACCATTAAATAAGTTGTACTGACTATACTCTAAATTTATTTGTGGTTGTGATATGCAGTTAAAGTACTGACTGAATAATAAGTTAACAAGATTAGCATAAAGTGTAGAAGATGCACCATACCTATAAACATCTGTTAAAACCGTATAACTTATATCAGTATAGATTGATTGACTTTGCCCTGCTGCATTAAATGGGTCTGGCGCACCTATAAGAACATTAACTGATTTTTTGTAAGGTGTGGGTGCAGTTTCATTAAATATCACCCTTTGCCCTACCAGGAATGTAGATTTCCTAAATACAGACGCAAGGTATAAAGCAACTACTGCGGTACTTGTAACCTCAAATTCAATTTCCAATGTACCGGAAACAGGTGCTGCCTTTGTTTTAATATTCAATGTTCCAATCCTATCTGAATTTTGCGGCTCACCATAAAACCCTGTTGTATTATACTCCCAATACGGCTCATCATTATTCTTCCGGTAAGTCCAAAAATTACCGCCTCCTACATTGATGTATATTTTAATTCGCAAAAGGTCATTAAGTGTGGTATATGATGCACCATAAATTAATGTCAAATCAATTTCTTCATTTTGCAATACTTTTCCACAACTATCAGCTACAAGCGTAGATGATGCACTTGTACCTGATATTATTCTTTGACAAGTATATCCATCAACAACAATTCGGTCATATTGCCCACCAACACCAAGAAACTCTGTCCAGTTATACGGCTTGCCTGATACGGTCAATCTTGACAAATCGCCATTGTCAATAGTGTTTTCGGGAAACTTTATATCCCCTGTCATTTCTATTTGTGAATATCCCTTTTTTAATATCTTAACCTGCCCGTTCTGAATAAAGTAAAAAGGTGTTACGGTATCGTTAATATATGGCTTTATATCATACTTTATATTCTTTGTGCTTAATGTATCTGTTACAAGTTTCCAATCCGTTGTGAATACACGAATGGAATCAGATGCTTTTTCATTTACTGAAGTAAACCACCATTGACCATTTGATTGATATAATTGCGCACCGAATGATTCACATATCTTTTCTAATACTTCATAGCAACTAATATAAGTTGTTTGATTTTTACCTGAAATTGCAGGTGCTAAATATACTTGCCTTATTGTGCTTGTACTTTCACTCATTGCAACTGCCTGATAATAATTTACTGCTGAATTGAAGGTATATCCATCGGGAAGATAGATATTCATTAAGCAGTTGTTAATTATTTTCATTACAGATTCCAACTTGTTCAAATCTCCTGTTGATGGCAAATAAGGTATGCTTTTAAGCATTGCAAGGCCATCAATACAATTTATGGTAGTGTAATTTCTTCCTGTAGTGAATGGCAATGTCAATGTGTCGAAAAGTACAAATCCCTGCCATATAAAATAAGTAGTACCCTGCGCATAGAACTTCACATGATACTTTCTGTCATCTGTTGTTGTAAAGTCAGGTAATGGGCCCGTAAACTCTGTAAAATCTGCCTGTATAGTGAATGTTGTAGGTAGTATTGGTTGATATTGGTCATCGCCTGAAGCATTGCAATTCATTACAAATGGCTCTGCACCTGTACCTATTTGATAAGATGATCCGCTATATCCTTTCTCCCATATTTCAGCCGTAAAAGTATAACCCGACTTGCCAATGGCTTGTAAAGTATATTTCTTCCCGTATGCAGGTGGAACTAATAATGGCGCAGTTTGATATGGGGCTGATACCTTTCCGGCTGCTACTCCTGGTGTTATTGCGCTGCTTGCTGCCGTTTTTACTCCTGATACATAGTAATAAATATCAACTGCAAATGCAGTATCGTAATTATACCCTGTAACGTATTGGAACATGGTATAGGTAGCATCTTGTTGGTATGGCTGCGAACCATCATAGGCAAATGTTATTATTTGCCCCTGACAATCTTTGAATGAGAAATAAACAAAGCCGTTATCAGCAGCAGTTATGTCGCTTGTTGTTACGCTTATTATCAGTTTATTACAAGCCATATTAGGTTGTTAATGCTCTAAATGTATTCGTTCTACTTTGTGAAAGCCATATATCGTTACCTCTCACTACACCCTCCACCACTACTCTACTATTCCCTCCCCCCATCTGCGATGCGGATGCGATTATAGACCGCATTTGGTCAGGTCTAACGATGTGTTCTGTTCCGTGAAGCATTACCGGATAACCGGATTTAGGGCCGGAAACTGTACCGCCTTCGGAGAAGCCGAGAAGTTTGCCGAGAAGTGAAAGGAACCCACCGCCACGCTTTGCGCCGCCACCCCCCGAAAAACCCATTGCACCTGCAACGGCTTGACCGCCTTTAAATGCAGCACTTCCGCCCATAGTTAATGCAGACATAATGCCCTGAAATATTGCCGCCTTCGCTGCTGCCATTGCAATATCAACCGCTAATCGCTTGAACATATCACCCAATGCAGTACCAATGCTTTGACCATTTATCATAGCATTGAACATATTGGTAATGGATTGCGTCAGGTAGTTTGCCGTGTCTGCTGCGAATGCTTCATCTTTCTTTTGCTTTAACATACTCAAAGCCATTGATTGTTCTCCAAGTGCTTTGGTTAATGTGTTATTTGCAGTAGTGGTTAACTGAATATTGGTTAGGTCTCTTTGTTGCGGAAGTACATTTGGAGTTGATATTAAACCACCTGCACCAAATATTATATTTTGACTGGCCTTTAATTTATTTTTTAATGCTTCAAGTTGATTGCTATTATCTAATTGAGCATTGTATATTTCAAGTGCTTTTTGTGCTTTTACATAAGCATTGATTTCCTCTTTACTTACTTCTACTGCTTTTGTTTTTTTAGTAGTATTTGTATCTACATTATCCGCATTATCCTCATAGGTTTGAGATAATGAGTTCATTTCTGTAGTTAATACTTTAATTGCAGCAGTTTTATCTTTTGTTCGTGCAATAAAACCCGCTTCAGCTAAATTTAATTTTTCTTGAACAGTTAAAATTTGTCCTACTGCCCCCATTGTAGTTTGGGTTACTGTAGTACCTTCTTTTTGAATTTCTATTTTTCTTTTTTCTAACTTCTCTCTTTCTTTAGCAATTTCTTGCTCTAATGTTAATACTTGCTTTTGCTTTTCAACAATAAAATCTTGTGCTGCCCTTGCTTTTGCAGCTTTTTCAATAGCTACTGATAATTTTAAATAAGCATCTCCAACATTGCCTGTAAGTAATTGCTCATCTGTAAGATTTGAAAGATATGAACCATATGATTCTCTTGCCTTTTCTATTGCATTATTCCTGACATTCATTGACAAGTTCGTGTTAGACATTGTCTTGAATAGCAGGTCAAGTTCTGTTTTTTCCTTTGCTAAAGTAGCAATATAGTCATCGTTTACTTTCTTTGACCCTTCCATTGCTTCCTTACTATCAATCAATCCCCTCGTCCAGTTGCCGAATCCTAATTGTGCAAACTGCAATCCAGCTACAAGCGCAGAAATACCTAAACCTAATGCACCGGCAGCAGGGAGAATATTCGTTAAGTTGTTGGCAATCGCATTAAATCCATACGGCAAATCCTGAATAACCCTACTAACACCTGTAAAGTCAGTACCTAACTTCTTTACTCCCTTCCCTGTATTGCCTGCTGCTTTCTCAACCCCATCAAGAGATAGGATAGTTTCCTTAATGGCTGCAATGGCTTTCTTATTGTCCGCACTAATTAATATTTCGAGTTTTTCCGGTGCCATTGCTTTATTTTAATGCTTCTGATAATTTCTTCATATTTTCGATGAACTGCTCCTGCGTCAATCTCTCCCCTCTATCCGGTTGCTCGTCCGTTGACAAAGGTAAGAAATCTGTTATGCTTTTGCGCCCCTTCGTGTCCGTGTTCGTGCAGTACATCACATACGCTATCAACCTTGCCCTCTGCCATTCAGCTAACTGCTTCGCTTCATACGCTTTGCGATAAAGCAAAAAATCTCGCCACCGAATAGACCAAAACTGCTCAATAGTTAGGCCCGATTCAATGGCGAGAATTATAACCTCATCCCAGGTCTTATCCCTGTGGTTTAACTTTTTTTTTCTTCCTCCGGTACGTTTTTATCAGCAGGTACATCCGGCACCATTGCTTTCATAGTGTACTGAATGAACTCTAACACCTGCGATCCTGTGAACTGCAATCCACCACCCTCATCAATCAACTGCGATGCTTCCCTTTCGCTTATCACCTTCCCGGCTCCCTCACTTGCCGCCTGCACCATTGTAATAACGTGCTTAAAGGTTAAGGATTGCCCATCGTACATCTCCAACATCTTACCTATTGGCAAGTTGCCATTCATTTCACAGAATCGATGCATCGCCCAGTTATTCCAAAGTAAACTAACGCTGCCCGTTGAAGTCTTTAACTCAAATGCTACGGGCATAAATTAGTATGTCTTTGTTTGGGTAAGTGGAGCGTTCTGTACTTGGAACTCCGCATCGAACTTCAGCAGGTCTTTGTCAGTTGCATCCAATGAAAGCGAAGTAACAAAGATATTACCGCTATACACGATGTCGCCTGATACGGGGGAAGCAGGGCCGAAACGAGCAGGGATAGAATCCCGATTAACGAGCATTGAGTACAAACGGTCATAGCTTTCACGGCTACCGCTACCTGTTTGGTCAATGGCATTTCCACTACAACTGATTGTCTGACTTACAGAATTACCGGGCAGTTGCTCATCGCCACATTTACTATCGGCATCAATGGCATCACGTGTGATCTCCATTGAATTGGATGTAAGGCAAGCAACGGTTTGGAAACTACCGTTTCTGTCGAAATCCAGTTGAAGGATTATGTCCCTCGCATTTACAAAAGTGTAACTCATATTTATTGTGTTTGTGAAATTATAAATTCATACCGCAAAATTACACGAAAAGTGTTATCAAATGGATCCAGGTCCTCCAAGTTCGTTACCGATGCCAATACCACATTTTTACAATCCCATCCCACAGGTAACACAACCACCGTATCACTATTCACCGCACCCATCACCGCATCCGCTATTTGCTCCGCTCTCTTAAAGCCAAAGTTACTACTTTTCGTTGTTATATCTATGTTCACGGAAACCATGTTAACGTAACCCTCTTTCCCTTGCTCCTGCCCGGATGTTCTACCTGTAATGGTAATGTATTCAGCCGGCTCATTGGCAGGCACCATTGCATCGTACACATCAACATATGTATAAGCGGCAAGTTGGGTAACTAACCATTTCTTTATCTCTATGGCAGGGTTTTTCATTATCATTTGCGCAACAAGTTTTGAATCCGCTTAATTAGTTTGGGTCTTTCATCAAGATAGGCCGGTATCAAGAATGGTTGTGGCTTGATGCCATTTTTCAGTATAAAGTAGGCCATTCTTTCAGCTACCCTCAAATCTTCCGATAACCTTTGATCTCTATTTCCTTGCCTTCTTCTTGATTTTACCTTGTACGTTCCGGCTAACTTATTGCGCCTTACATAGAGTAAAAGTGCAAGTATCAAATCTCCATAATCGCCTTTACCCTTACCTCTGAATTGTGCAGCATAAGCAGCAAACCCATTATGTATCGGATGGGTCATTGCTTTTTTCTTTGTGCCAAACTCTACATAAGGAGCATAGTTAATATCAGAATATACTGACTTCATTAACGGCTCACCGATGTTGTGCTTTATGCTTTGCCGTAACTTACCAAAGTTAGCAGGCGCCATCCGCTTTGCATTGCGTTCAATGTTCAATGCTGATTGCGACATCAAGTTATTAAGGCCAGGCCCCATCCTTTCAGCGGCAATGTCAAACATCTTTCTGACCGCCTTGCCCCCCACTAAATTCATGCTGAATTCGGCCATTACTTAAATATTTGAATTTCCAAGTATTCATCCTTATTCTCCACATTCGTAATAGAATGGATGCTATATTGCTCACCGCCTATCTCTAATCTGTAGGTCTGATCGATTGTAAGTGGGTAGCGCACGAATACAGTAGCTGATGCCGTGTAACTTACCTGCGCTGCAATCAAAGAACGGCTATCTCCTAACGGAATAAACATACCCCAAATGGTACCGACATTCGCATAGGTAACCGTATAACCCCCCTCACCATCGCTCACCTGTGTAGGTTGTAACACACCAATCGGCTCATGCAATAGTTCTGCTGACAGATAATTTGGTCTTGTTCCCTTTAACCTCATATGATAGGACTTTGACGAGTGAACTGCTGACAGGCTCTCCATGCTTTCTCACAGATGCCCATACCTTCTGCACCTGCTCCCCTATTTTCGTACATATGGTTAACCTGGTCAAGAATGGCGAACTTCAAAGCAGCAGGAACATGGGTATAGCCAACGGTATATTCGGCTCTCATGTTCTCTATCTGTGGAAAAGTAATTCGGGGATAATTACCGCCTATGATTCGCTTGTCAGTCAAGATTGTACCGGTATAATCATCGTACAGGGTAATGTCGGAAGTGATAGGGCCGTATGGCAGTTGATATGCACCGCCTTTATTGCTGAACCATACCTTCACCTGCTTTGTTATGATGCTGATACCTGCTGCATCTTCGATTATCTTCCGGGCAGAACTAATCAGTTGCGAAACTTGCGCATCTTCGCTTGTATGGCTTACCCTAATGTATAGCTTCGCTTCTGCAAGTGTTACCGGCTCCGCATAGCTTACTTCCGTTATTTGCGAATCTATCGTATAAGAGTAGTTACCCATTGTTCAAAGTTTATTAATTTGTCATGCGGCCTTAATTGCTCTGCCCTGTCATATGCCGCCTTGCTGCAAAGTTCGTAATTATTCATCACATTTTTAATAGCGTTCACCCATTGATGCGGGCGGTCCGGACTGCAATAGATCCCTGCATCGCCACAATTCTCACGCAGCGCAGGCAAATCACTTACAATACAAGGGATCCCCGATGCCATTGCTTCAGTTGCCGTTCTTCCCCATGATTCATATTGGGATGGCATCAAAAGTATCTTTGTGCGCTTGTATACATTCCTAATATCTGGTTGATTCGCCCAAATGGTTACATTTTGTAACCCTTTGTATATCTGTTCACCATAGCCGCCTTGCACGGCAAGGAACTTATATTCCGGCATCATTTGTGCCACCTGGTAGAATAGTTCGGCCCCCTTATTTCGATTGAGATTGATTAGTGTTATTTCTTCCCCACGTTCAACCCTATAATGGTCAATGTTCACCGGTGGTTGCAGGATGAATGAGTTGTTGGGATATTTTCCGTGTTCACTTCCCCAATGGGAATTATACACAACATTTATATGCTGATTCCGCCTAACGGAAATATAGTTAAAGGTATTGTGAGCGAACCATACGGCCGGCTTCTTTGTCTTCTTGCAGTCTTCTGCGACATCTGCTGCAAAGTCTAATTGAGTGAAAATTACATCTGCCCATTCATGGTGAAAGTACCAATCATGTGAGCGATTAAAAACGGGTATTCCTTCGTAATCGTAGTACTCATTGTTCATTGCGGAAGTCATGACCTTGACGAGATGGCCACGCTCCATTAACCATTTGTTGATTTCGTGTGCGTTCCATTCCGACCCTGACTTCGCCTTTGGGAGATATTGCTGCACGTGCCACAATACACGCATTTTTGGCTGGTTTTCGTTCACGCTTTTTCATAATAATAAAGGGGGAGAGTTTCCCCTCCCCCCTCATTGATGTTAGATAGTAGCGAAGATAGCGGAGTTAGGAAGCATCAAGTTGATGGCTTCGTAACACTCAATCCGGGCA